AGAATTACTATTTGTAGAGAGTGTTGCTTGTGCTTTATTCATCTCAAATGTAACTGAGCCATTTGAAGTGACATCCAAAAAGTTTGGATCGATTGCAAAGAGATGCTTATAATCGCCGAGTGTGAACAATTCAGAAACACGAGTACGACCAAACGCATCTGGTGAAATGCCATTAATTGTGAGTGGCGTTTCTGAAGAATTAACAGTCACATTACCAGTAACAGGTAATGGATTACTTGTAGAAACCACAATACTATTATTTTGTGGGTTTACATTTTTATTAAACAAATATGTCATTAGATGATTCTCCAGCCAGAACGATAAAGCATTTGCACTGCTCCGTTATCTATTTGCAAACTAAATCCATTTGCATCGTTATCTATAGTACCGACGGCTAATATTGGATTATTTGAACAATTTCCCGATTCATCTTTAATTACAATCATTCTGCCATTGGTTGAAGCAGGAACTGTGATTGATACGTTTCCTGCATAATTGACACCAATGTAATAATCGTTTGCATCAACGGTGTATGTTGAAGCGGTTACGAGAGTCGTATTAACTGTTGCAAAACCAGCCGCGCCTTGTACACCTTGATATCCTTGTTCACCCTGTGTTCCTTGATATCCCTGTTCGCCTTGTGGACCTTGAATCCCCTGTTCACCTTGGAAGCCTTGTTCACCTTGATGACCTTGGAAACCTTGATAACCCTGTGCACCTTGAATACCTTGTGCGCCTTGCGTTCCTACTGCTCCCTGAACACCTTGTGCACCTTGAACGCCTTGACGCCCCTGCGCACCTTGTGCTCCACCGCCACCACCACCTGCGGCAAAAGTAAATTGTTTTCTTGCTTCGTTATATTGTACGAATAGACCATCAGCAGCATTTGCGCGATCTAAATCGTCGGCATCCCAAATCTTAACAATACCAGTACCACCACCACCCCAAGTGAGTGTGCCGATCTTTTGCATCATCTCAGAGAGAGTGCGTTTGATACCTTCAATTTCTTTTCGTTCAAGAGTTGAAATAATTTTTGGCGCTGCTGTGTTCAACGCCTTCATTGTTTGTTTAACTAATTCACCTTGCGTTGGTTTAGTTATGTAATCAACTGTTGGAGGAACAACTTCTTTTGGAGGGACGGGAGGTGAAACACCACCACGATCAATATCAACTTCCGTAATAATAACAGGTTGCTCAACAACCTTTTCAATTACAGGTTCTGGTTCAGGAATTGATTCTGTTATTGGCTCAGGTGGTGGTGCTTCTTCTTTAAAAAGAAGTTTAGCAAGTTTTTCTTCTTTTTCGATTGATTCGACAAGTGCTTGATCAACTGGTTGACCAAACATTCTCGCCATCTTGACGAGTAATTTTTTCTCTTCAAGTGTTTTCATAATCTTTAACTTCTATTAAAATGTGATGCTGCCAGAGGCATTAAAGACATAAACTCTAAAGCCGCCAGAAACCGTAACTGTTGGACTACCAGTAGTTGTTGCTGCAGGGTAACTATCAGCATATTTAATAATCACGACACCTGAACCGCCTGTACCACCTGGCTGAACTGAAACGCCAGGGCTAGTTACTGCGTTTGGTGTACCGAAGGCTCCACCACCGCCACCACCGCCACCAGTATTTACTGTTCCTGCTGTGCCTGCTGCTGTTGCTGGAGTTGAACCACCACCCGCACCACCACCGCCAGTACCACCAGGTCTCTGAGTAACAATTTGATTGTGTGGTGGATTTCTGCCGCCGCTACTACCGCCACCACCACCACCACGTGTTACTGATGATCCAGAAATTGATGAGGCTACGCCATTACCACCTCTTCCTGCTGTACCACCACCATTGCCGCCAACAGTATTTTTTGATGCAGCTTCTCCGACTTCACTAGCACCACCACCGCCCCCAGAAAGACCACGAACTCCTGTCAAAGAACTGTATGGTCCAGGAGTATATGTGAATGTTGCTCCACCATTATTTCCTTGACTTGGCGAAGTTGATGGTGTGTTTCCTGCGCCACCTGTGCCCGCTACTGTTGTGGTTCCATAACCGCCACCACCACCAGATCCACCAGATCCACCCGCTGCACCAAGAGAGGCAACTGTTGCACCGTTACCGCCACCAGCAGAAGTGATTGTGTGAAATACTGAACCTGAACCACTTGTTCCTGCGGCAAAACCTGAGCCACCGCCACCGCCCCCACCAATCGTGATTGTGTATGTTGTGCCAGAACTTACTTCGAAGTTTGCACCTTCTCTATAACCACCAGCACCACCACCGCCACCTGGACCAGCACCACCACCGCCGCCACCAATCACAAGATAATCAATGAAAACTGGACCAGCAGCAGCGCCACCTGCAATTTTTTTTCTAACAATGCGAACGCTGGCGCCACCAGTAACTGAAATAGATCCGCTTGCAATTGTGGACAGTAAAGGCATTTTAATCTACCTTATACAAATTCAGTTTTTGAGCCAAGTACGGTATATGTGTTTGTTGCAGTTTTAATGATTGTAAATCCGTAAGCATCAAGAGCATTAGTGTTTGCTGTTGGTGTAGTATTTCCTGACCATTTTGGTGTGATGCCTGTGCCATCAATTTGAACGTTTGCAATTACATATCCTGTTGCACCATTTTTAACGATTACAAGACTTGTGATTGATTGATTTGTTGAAACCAAAGAATCAAGTGTAGTTGTACTATTACCTCTAAAATTTACTGTAGAGTTTGCCGTTGCATCGTTTGTTAGATAAGTCACAGCGCCATCTAATAAGTTAACAGTCAAATTTGCACTTAACGCTGTAGCGCTCACATTCACACGTTCTTTTGTTTGCTGCAATGTTGTTGTGGTTTCCATATTCAAACCACCTGCAGAAATGGTAAGTTGTCCAGTCATTGTATCGCCAGACTTAAGAACTCTATCAGTAGGCAATATGTTTGATGCTAACTGAGTATTTGTTATCGTATTTGCAACGATTGTTTTACTTGCGTTTAATTTATCTGGCATTTTTCTCTCTTATGATATGAAACCTGGTTTATACACAGTTTTACCTTTTTCTGTTAACGCAGTAAGTTTTTGTTTTCTGTTTTGATTTTTTGATGAAACAGATGCGTGAACCCAACCAGAGTTTGGTCCTTCTTTCGGATCATAGAACTCAAGAATGATCTGATCGAATTCACAATTTTCAGCAACCCATTTCGCTAGGTCTGGGTTTGGGAGTCCGTCGATTTCGAAGTCGACCGCTTCTCCATTGCAATGCTGACTTTTGCTGCTACCACCAACAGCGGCATTAAGAGCAGCGCCCCGATACCCGCTATTAATACGAACAGGTTTACCGAAATGTTTACGAACTGGTTCAAGAATCTTTTCGCATACCATTTTAAGGTTGTTAGCGTGTTCTGCATTTGGTGTGTTATCAATCCTTTTTCGAATTGCAGTTTCACTTTTAGTAAACTCTTTCAAATTAAAATGTTCAGATAATTGCATTTCAGGATTTACTTTACCTGAGGATGCTACTGCAGATTTTGCAGCCGCTGGTGCTGCGGCAACTTTAGGTGCAGCAATTGCACCAGGTGCGCTCAATTGCGCGAAGTACGTTTTCGTCTTATTCTTGCGATCTTCCAAGCCGTGTGTACCACCATTAACTTTCTTACTAATGGATAAAATCGTAGCATCAGTCACTCCTTGATCGCAAATTGTCCAAAGTTTATTTCTTTCAAAAAAGAACATCGCAGATTCAAATGCCAATTCCGTGGCAACGAGATCTGGATTTGTCATTACGTCTGGACGATTACAATACTTTGAGAAAGCCAGATAATTATCTTTACCTGTCAATTGTAATGCACCACGTCCACGATATTTCCAACCGTCACCTGACGCTTCTGGACCATTGCCCATACGACTCGCATAAACACGATTTGCAATTCTTTCTGGTTTGCGTTCGTATTGTAATGCAAGAGCATCGGTTGGGAAATATTTACCAAAAATCCCACGGAGACCTTTTGCTCCATAGTTTAAGTTTTCAGAGAATGCTTTGAATCCGCCAGTCTCATGAGCAGTTTGCCCAAAGAAGTGCGCTGCTCTTGCTGGAGATAATTTATAATAGGCAGCAGCAGCACGTAGAGTACCAGGACCCCACGCACCGTCTGCTGTTACGCCTATTTTTTGTTGAAGTGCTTTTAAACTCATAAGTCACCTCAAGCGATTTCGTCTTCGTCTTCTTTTGCTGCATCTGCAACAACAGCACCAGCAGCAACACCGACAGCGCCTGCAACAACAAGTGGTGCAACTTCAGCAACTGGTTCTGGGATTAAATCATCTGGTGTTGGATCACCAAGAGTTGGCTCTGGTGGCTTTGGTGCTTCTGGTTTCTTGTCATCTTTACCAAGCATAATACCTGATAGGATACCAGTCAAGAAAGTAGCAATTGGCGTAATCAACTCAAAGAACTTGGCGTCATTTGGCGATTGCTGCATTGGTTGAGTTACGAAGATAAGTGAGTAGAGAACTACAAACACAATTCCCGTAAGTGTAAAAGCAAGAGAAAGACCGACTGTAAATTTGAGTCGTGCCATCAATTCACTTTCTGTATAACGTGGTCCTTTAAACATAATTATTCTCCTGTAGATTCATCTATATTAGTTTCTTCTGCAGTTTGTTCTACAACTGGTTCTGCAGGTACTTCTTCAACCTTCAATTCAATTACTTGTTTTGGCGGTAAACCGTTCAATGTGTCGTAGCAGAATCCATCTGCTTCACACGCTGGGCGATTGCATTCAGGATTATCCTTATTTGCAGGATCCTGACAAGGATATCTATATGTATCTTCACACCCAACAAGGGTAAATGACAAAGCAAAAAGTATAAGAGTATTTCTCATTTTTGCCTCATAACTTTGGTGGTTTTCTGCGTAAAATCTTTTTACCGATTCTCTTTTTAAGTTGTAACGCATAAACGTCAGATGGGTTCGTAAGAGACGGAACGCCACCTGCTGCAATTGATACTGCTGGTGCCTCTTCTTTTACTTTAATTCTCTTAGACATTTTACCGCTTCCTGATCCAGACCAACATTACTTGATCGTATATGTTTACCGCGAATACCATAAATCGTTTCTGGCATAAAATTTAAAAACACCAAAAACGGTTTGATAATTTCGTAGTCTTTTTCATCCAACTTATAAAATAAAATTCTTGTAGCACCTTCCACGCCGAACACATTATAAATCACAGTAATATGATTTAATATGAGACGACCTTTAAACTCACCCGAATCACGGTACTTTGTGATTAATCTTTTGATATACTGTATTCTGTTTAAGTCTTCTTCAAACTCACTAATTATAGCATTTGGTTTGCTATAACATTTCATAGCATATAATAAAAAATTATCGTCATTCAAATTTTCAAACATACGACTTACCAACTTGTGTCGTCTGTTCTTCTCGTGCGCAATAAGAATGGAGAAATACCATAGTCAGTTGGATTTTCATCTTCAGACTCAACTTCTTCAAGTTCATCATCATCTACGCCGAGTGCATCTAATTCGTCTTCATCGACGACGTTTGCATACACATCGTAACCTTGTGGGGTTAAGTCGTATGTGATATACAAGTAATGCCCAGTATAATCATTAGCACCATCTTTAAGTTCAAACAAGAACTCATCATCCCCCTTTAAATTTAAAGCAGGAAGGATGATTCCATGTTGACCTAAAGTCATTGCAATTGTATTGTGTGCAGTTGGTAGATCTAAAAATGGTTTTGCCAAAAATAGATCTAGATCTGCATTTAATTTATCAATCTCGTTTGTCATTTACAATTACTTCTTTTTCTTACCAAGTGGGTGAAACACTACTGGATCAGCTGGTTTCTTTGTCATTGTCTTGCCAGGTGCGCCGAGTTTCTCACGAACCTTTTCGCGCAACTCTGCTTCGCCAAGTTTGACACCACGAGCATGTAATACATCTTTACGAGTAATCAAATGCTTTGGGTGAGCCTTTGCAGCCAATTGTTTTTCTTTTGGCGTTTTTGGTACTGTGCCAGCCTTCGCTTCGCTCATTTCGGCAAACTTCTTATCAACGTCGCTATACTGATCTTTTGCAACAACAGAAACTTCATGGGCTTCTTTGTCTGTGAGCGTTGGAACGCGATCCTTTACGAACTCTGGGCTGAGCATTTTTGGCTCGCCTGGTGGAATGAACTTCCATGGCTTACCGCTGACTGTTGTTCCAGAGAAGTAGCGAACTTCTTCGTCAACTTTAGTTGAACCTTTTTTACTTACTGCAGCAGTCACTTTCGGAGTCATATCAACTTTTGGTTGTAACCCAGAATGATCTAAACGGCGAACTTTACCTCTAATAGAAGAAAGATCTTTGTTTAAATTTTTTGTCGAAACTGCACCGAATGCTTTCTTCCAATCTTTTGCACCTTCTTCGACTTCTTCAACTTCTTCCTTCATGTCTTTCTTTTTCATTCTCATAAGATTATCATGAAATGCTGAAGCCTTAACTGGATCAGTTTTTGCAAGTTTGTCAAAGATCTTTTTGTTGTTCTTGTCAACATCAGTCTCTGTACCCAAACGCCACTCTGCTCGCCAGTGATATGGCTTGAGTTTCTTTTGGGTTTCATCGAGTTCGAGTTCTTCTTTCTTTATTGCTCGAACATAACTAGTGTCCATGTGTTTGGTTGGAGAAAAACCAATATCTTTATTGAATCCCTTGACGCCTGGTGCACCTGTGATTTTGCGACGCTCTTTTGCTGCTACAGCAAGACGATCTCTAAAATCTGATGCCGAGAACGACCCTGGTCGGACTCTGACATTTGATTTCCTAGGCAAACCCCTTTCAACATCAACAATACGAACTGCTTCGTCTGTTTGTTCGACTTCTTCGTCTAGATCTTCTTCGCCTTCCATATAGTTGGCGGCAGTAAGAACATAGTCTTCAGCAAGAGTAATCTTGCTCTGAACCCACTCAGGTAAGTTGGTGTCATCTTCTAGCATGTCATGCAATCTCTGAGCATTTGTAATAATGCTCTTCAATTGTGACTTTGCCATGTCACCTTCGTAGTCGTACTCGCGTTCGTCTTTTTCTTCAACGAAATGTGTTTTGACGAGTAGATTTAAAAATGTATCTTTATATGAACTCATTTTACTTACCTTTTCTTTTTACTAGTAGGTTTTTGAGAGCAGCACGAGCGAGGCTGCGTGCACGACGTTGTCCTGCTGGGCGCTTTCCTGCAGGTAATGTTGACTTTGCAACAACTGGACCACCAAGAACTTCTTGTGCGCTTGCGTAAGCAGTTGCCGTTTCTCGGCTCTTTCCTTTACTTGCAACACCCTTGATCAATTGTCTCTTTAAATTTGCAATTCTCTTTTCTTTTGCATCCATCTCTTCACCCAAACGATAACCCTTAATTGGCATACCTGCGCGTGCCATTGAAATTGGATTGTCGTGCTCGGCGCCAAGTGGTTCACCACCGAATGCTCTGCGAAGTTTAAATTCTTTATTGCGAGCATTACGCTTTTCTACGGCTCTCCTAATCAATTCAATGCGATCAACTTTCTTTGGCTCAGCAGCCTTTGCTTTTGCTTTGTTGATTACAGCGACATCTTTCTTGGCTTGAGCGGCGCTCTTTTGTTCGCCTTCATAACCACCGCTCTTTAAGAAAGCCTGAAACTTTGGATTTTTCGCATGTACTTTCTTTAACTTGCTCTTGAGCGCTTCAGAACCAGAAGTAAAAACTTTGTGCCAAGCAGCATTTTCGTCTAAATTTTCGATTTCCATGCGATTATCCTCAGTAACTAATTAAACGCCTTTGAGCGTTGTAGCAACTTTCCAATTTAACTTGGAAAATGCTTCGATGTTATTTTGCAAAAAATTTGAGAAACCAATTTCGCCAGCGGCTTCTGCTGCAGCGTATACGGTTTTCAATTCACGAACTAGTTTTGATAGTTCGTCGTTTAGATTTGCAAGCATCTGACGTGGCTCGAGCATTGCTGAAGTGTCTTCAACAACTGAAGATTTACGAGCAAGAGTTGCTGGTGAGAGCATTACATATCCGCCGAGAATACGAATGTGCTCAGCATGATTATCTACTGTGCCGTAAAGACCTTCGTAAACTTCACCAAATAGTGCGTGGTATTGTGGGAAGTTTGCGCCGTCGATGTTTAGGTGATAGGTATGTGCCTTCAAATAAACGCCGAAAATGTCAACAAGAGCCTTGTCAGCCATGCTTACAAGACCTGCTTTTTGAACTTCAACGTCTTCTTTTAGTTTCGTAGCCATAACAGCCTTCGCTGCGCCAGCCACTGAAAGTAATGATTTATCCTTAATGAACATTATAGTTTACTCCTGGTTAGGTACGTTATATTTATTTGTCGCCAAATTCACGCTCAAATGCCTCGTTGACATCTACTGACTCACGACGCAAATCCTTATCGGCTGTGTGGTAGGTTTTGCCCTTTGTAATATAGGAATTTACACGAGCATGACCCCACTGCTGTGGCGTGGTTCCTGGACGATGTCCAGAATTCCAAGCCGCAACGCCACGATTATAAACCTTTCTTAAAGTGCCAAGCGAAATGCCCGACTTTCTCGCTTTATCGGCAAGTGACTTACCTGCTGATTCTTCCATCGTGCCCATTGCGGCTTGATGAATATGGCGATTTTGATGATGAATTACACGAGTATCGCGAATGCGCCGCTCACGTTCTGTCTTTTTAGTAATTGCAGCATTATCAGTCATTTGCTCAGCAACGCGTGGCAATTCACGATAGGCTTTTGCTAATCCCTTTGAAGGAAGTTTCTTTGCAGCCTCACGACCCATTTGTAGTGCAGATCCACCAAATCGAACTTTACCGCTGATTGCTGCATTCACGCCAGCCTGACGCAATACCTTTTTCTTGGCTTCTGCGTTTGCTTTATTGCGTTCATCAATTTGTTCTACGCTTTCATATGCAGCAACTGTATGACGGTGAATGACTGGTCCTGTTTGTTGAGGTTTCGCGACTCGCGTTTGTCTTTCAATAGTTGAGAATACAGCGCGCATATGTTTGTGGCTAACTGCTGGTTTCTTTTTTGCAACAGGTTTCTTTCGTAGAAAGGATAAGAAACCTTCAAATTGTTCGACTTCTTCGTTTGTCTTAGCGACTTGTTTTTTATCATATTCTTTGCGAGCCTGAGTCAGCATTTCCTCGCCACGCTTACGGCTGGCATCGCTTGCAGTTTTTTCTCTGTCAAATGCGCGTTGTAATTTGACGGCTGCACTCATGCGCTTTGAGCCTTCATCCACTTGCTCGGCTTCTTCTTTCATTTGATTAATGTATGATTTGAATTTGTCAGCAACAGTATCCCCTTTATGTCTGCTTATGTTGACAGACTTACCATGCAAACTACCACGGACTGTGTCATCGTCCTTGTCATGTTCTAGCCAGCCAACTTCTTTATTTCCAACAGAGACACTAAAGTGCCGCATCATTGGGTTTGCTCTTGAGCCTTTGAATACAGGAGACTCTTTAGGCTCAATTTTATATCCACGAGCCTCATCCACTTGCTCGACTTCTTCAAAATGAGCCTTCATGTGTGCTTCGGTGTCTTTCTTGGTTTGATTTGGACCAAGACCACCAAGTTTTGTCATGCGGCGAATATATTTTTTAGAAGCGGCAGCTGCACGAGCATTCTTATCTCGATTCAAGAAGTTCTTGACATCAGATGATTTTGGGCGAGCGGCTGCTTCATAATCGAAGCGCATGTTGGCTTCATCAACCTGCTCGACTTCTTCTTTTACTTTTTTATATTGTTTTTGCAATATTTTCAATGCACCTGATTTAACTTCATCGCGTTTAACTGGATTCGCTTTTTTTCCTAATGCTAATCCTTCAGCACCACGACTTGAAGATGGTTGAGATTTATCCATTTCATCGAGTGCAACTTCATGTAAGCGAACGTTGCTTACATGACCTAGTGTACTGCGCTTATAATCGCTGCGGAAATAAACATGACCACCTTCAACCTTTTCAACTTTACCAGTATTTTGACCACCTTTAATAGTTGAAATGTGATCGCCGACCTTTGGTTTATAATCTGCCATCTTTTCTTCACCCATATGTTTGAAGTATTGAACTTGTCTTTCGCGCTTCATTGCGCCAGCCTTTGTGTCATAAGTTCCAAGATTGCGTCCAGTCTTTTTAGAAACAAGACGAAACTTACCATCAACCTTTACGATTGTTTCATCTAACTCTACGGACTCGTCCATTTTTGGACTGATTCCTTTATATTCTCTTTTAACACCTTCGCCGTCCCAATAAGCGCAGCACATTCTTTCTGTCACAAAGTCATGAATGTCCTCGTGATTGCAATATGCTTTTATCTTAACAACTGCCTTTCCTGGCAATGTAACAAGATCAGCATGTTTAGACATTTCAACGTATGCTTCGTTTGGCGCTTTCAATCCACCATATTCGTTCAATTCGCTCTTGTCGACTGGCTTCTCTGATTCCTTTACCCAGTGAATACAGTTAGCGCAATTTGTTCCTTCAATCTTTTCTGGTGCACCTTCAACAACAATACCAATTTGTTCACCGAACATTTTATGAAAACGTTTTGTGTATTTGCTTGGTTTTGTTTTTGCTGTTGCATCACCAGGTGCAGGTTTGTATGCGCGTGGATCGCTGTCGGAAAGTTTTGCTGCCTTTTTCCAATGCGCAGCACGAGCCTTTGCAGTAGATTTACTTAAACCTGCCACATACTTCTTTGGCAATCCTGATTCTTTATCTTTTGCAACAGGAGGAAACTTTTTCATTTGCTTTCTTCTTGTATTGCTGTTGTCGTTAAACCAATTCCACCTGATGGTACTGCGCCCATGCGTCCATCAAAGTAACTGCTCATTCCCATTCTTGCGACAGAAAGAGGAGAGATATCTTTCAATTTCTTTTTCTTAGACTTCTTATTTTCTTCTTCGCCAATGGTTGGCTCAGCAGACCTGGCAACGGCAATGCCGCCCCCTCTTGCATCTCCCTGACTACTTTCAAGGGGATTCTGTTCCTTTCGACGAATATTTTTCTTTTTATCTTCGTCAGCACTTGTTTCAGCTTCCGCATAACTCTTGACATCATTTGTGACCTGTCCTGGTGTTAAGTGCTTCATAAAATTTGAAGCATCGTTTGTCCCTGCTTCCAAAACTCTTTCATCTAAAAATCTTTCAACACCTTCTGACAATTCACGAAGCCATCCGCCAATTTCTGCTTTGCGGCTTTCTTCTGCAATAATAATATTTTCTGAATTGTCATAGATGAAGAATGTTTTAAATTCTTCAAAAAATGCATTCATGTTCTTTAGTGATTCATCGTAACGATTCTTACGAACTTCTTCATTAAATGTTTTCGAACCTTTCATCAAACGGAAGTTATTACGATTGCGCGAAACTTCATCTGATGTATAAACGAAAACCATGGCAGTATCATAACCCATGGCTTCTAAAATTGTTTTTGCAATTTCAATCTTTCCTTTATTTTCGGCAGTACCGTTAATAATTACAGAAGGATAATCTTCTAGTTCAAGAAGATTCTTTTGTTCTAAAATTGCTTTATGCAGTTTATCTAAACTTAATTCAATTAAATTATGTTCATTGAATACAGAATGAATCAAGAAATCTTTACCGCTTCCTGGTCCACCAACAAGAAATACTGCTTTATAACTTTCTTTGAGTTTAGTCATTCCTGCTTTTACCTTATCGTGTAGTTCAGCGCCTAATTTTTTATCTTTATAATGAGATATGAAATCATTACGTTTGCCTGACGAAACCAAACCGCGAAGTTTTGAGGCTGACATACCCTCCGCACCTTCTGAGTCTGGATCACGATGTCCTGCAGAAACAACTTCAACTTTCTTAATTTTTGGGAATTCTTTTGCGCGATATTTGTTTAGTAATTCGTGATATTCTGGAACGCGATCTGAGCCTGCAATTAGGGTAACGTGAGTATGCCCCTTACTTTCCAAATGCTGCATTGCATGAATAAGAGTACGAACCTTTGAATTTGAAACGACGTTTGCTTTTGGAAACAAACGACGCATCGCTGAAACTTTATCGTCGTGGGATAGCGGATTGCTACGACTATCTTGAGTGTGTGTAGGGAAAATGTAGTGAGCGCCGCCTGTTTTTTCGGCGTGCTCCATTGCGGAGTTTACTACTTTACCGTGACCTTCTTCTGTTGGAGGGTTAAAACGACCCCACACTAGTGTTGCTTTACTCATAGTTTTACCATCTGTTGGCAATAAGATTATTTATTTTTTTCTTCCTTTTAGCAAATTAGAACGAGCAAATTCTGCACGATTTACTAATTTTGTTGGATGTCCATTATGTACCATAACAAACCCTTCTGGCTCGGTTTTTTTACCGTCTATATGGTGTTCAAATTCAGTCGAGGAAGATAGAGTTTGCACTAGTGCATTTTTCGCTTTTTGAATAGCATGATGAATCTTAAACGCTTGGGCTAAATGTTTACCATTTCTGTCGACTTCGTTGTGAAATGCATTTAAAAGTTCGTGTTGTTTGAGTTTACCTTTTGGCGTTTTCTTCTTTTCGATCTCGCCTTCGTAACGATTGGAGACGAAAGAACGATAACCCTCAACCGTTGGAGTCGTATTTTCACGAACGGTGTGATTAATATAAAGGTCTAAATGATCTTTATGGGCTCGAGCCACGTGATACATCTCTGGATGAGAGGCTTGGTGGTGGCGAATTGCTGAATTTAGGTAGGTGCGAAACTCTTTTTGATTCTTTTCAGAGTGTTCGACTGGCTTTACGCCTGGATGAATAAGGTGAACGCTTGGGTGAGACCCAAATTTATCGTGATCTACGTCAAACCCTGCAGTCATATTTGCAAGATCAGGACCGTGATACTTTGTGTGAACAACTAATCCGACGTGGGCTTTTGCGATCTTTTGACCGTGTTCTGAGTCTACAGGGGTAGAATAGGTGATTGTATTTGGAGTAAAATGATATTTACCGCCTTTTTTAGCCACATCACCCTTTGTATACATTAGGTCGCCTTGATAAACGCCATGTTTTGGGGCGACTTTAGGTAAATGTCGAAGCGCAGTTTTAAGTTTTTCGACTAATCCAGGTGCGTGACCGTGATTGCGATCGATGTCGGCTTCACTATAATTGATTTTTGGATTAACGTTGAAAGCCGACTTACTGGCAACAAAGAACTTGCCCGTTTGTGGATGACGACCAAACACGATAGAAGGGGATCCATCGTACTTGGTCGTCACTTTTGTAGTATTGAACGCACCGTTAAGTTTGTCGTTTACTGCTGAGAGAGCATCTACCGTATGGTGAAAACCTGTTTCACCGCTATGTAGAAAGTTATCTTCTGCGTGTGTTAAGTGCTTTAAATGCTTAACTGGTTCTATTTCTTCTTGTAAATAGGTGCTAAACGATAACATTTAAAAACATACTCTCCGCTCTGTGGGATATGAGTATATTTAGTTTCTTTTTAATTACTCTTCATTTTTGCAAGAGCAGCAGTCAACGCCTCACGAACTGGACGCATAGCAGGATGCGCTGGGATCGTGCAGGTAGAACGAGAAGCCAAAGTGGCTTCTTTGAATTCTTCTGGCGTAAACCATTGAACGTTATCAATACCCATTAACTCCACGAGTTCGTGCATATTGACCGAACCTTCGTTTACAAGATTCACAGGACCTGATTCGCCGTCTTCAATAAGATCGCATGCAACACGAACGGCTTCGTCAAGGTCAGTAAGAGAGTTTTGACCTGCGTCGATAAGTTTAGCGTTCTTGGCGTAATTCATCACCTTGGTTAGGTAATTCTTTTTCTCATTAAGACCAGTAAATGGCATGCGAATACGGAAAACAAGAGCACGATCCTTCAAATAAAGATCCGAAACGCCCTTGGTTACTGAATAGATGCTACCGAAGTAATTTGGATCATCATTTACATGAGAGATCTCACCTTGGTAAATGCAGCCGCTCGAGAAGTGAGCCAAACGTGGCTTGTGCCAATTTTCTTCGCAGGATTTGTAAAGTAATGCTGGAAAAATGGCATTAGCGTAGGTGGTTCCTTCGCGATCTAATTCACAAGCATCGACATTTGGCGATCCTGTCATACCTGCACAGTTCACAACCCAATCATAAACGCCATCTGCTGCTTCTGCCAACGCATTCTTATGATCGGAAATCGTCACAACATGATTGCGATTCATAAGTTCCGTTAAAACTTTTTTACCTGTCCATCCACGCCCAACAACTAAAATTTTCATAGCACACCTCAATTATGTTTTCCCAGTTTAATGATCTTCTGCAAATATTTACCATAGTCCGACTTAATATACTTGTTTGCCGCTTCTTGAAGTTGGTATTCTGTAATCCAAGCATTACGATATGCAACCTCTTCAGGGCAAGCAATCATTGTTCCAGTTCGTCTTTGAATTGAACCAACAAAGGTTGATGCCTCTGCAAGTGATTCAAACGTACCAGTATCAATCCAAGCAATACCACGATTCAAATATTCAACTTTACAATCGTGATCTTTCATATAAAGATTATTAATGTCTGTGATTTCAAGTTCACCGCGAGCAGACGGTTTGATTTGCCACGCATAATCTACGACTTTATTGTCATAGAAATATAGACCAGTTACAGCATAGTTTGTTGGCGCAACGGCTGGTTTCTCGAGAATTGCTTTTGGATCACCATGCTCATCAAGTTCAAGAACGCCGAAACGTTCTGGGTCTTGTACATGATATGCGAACAAAGTGCAACCTGTATTGTTCTTTGCGTAATTGAAACGGTTGATCAAATCATTACCGTAAAAAATATTGTCACCAAGAACAAGAGCAACATCATTCTTACCAATCCAATCTTGAGCGAGACGGAAGCACTCGGCAATTCCGTTTGGCTTTTCTTGAATCATGTAATCAATTTTCAAACCCCACTGCGAACCATCTTTCAACAAACGTTTGAATTGTTCGCTATCATTTGGTGAGTTGATGATTAAAATATCGCGAATTCCCGCTAACATCAAAGTCACAAGAGGATAATAAACCAATGGCTTATCATAAACTGGTAGCAATTGTTTCGATGTCACTTCAGTACATGGATACAAACGAGTACCCATACCACCTGATAGAATAATCCCTTTACGCATTATAATACTCCAAAGTTTTAATTAAGCCATCATTAATATTCGTTTTTGCTTGCCAACCCAAGTCATGAGCAATTTTACTCGCATCCATTGAGTATCTAAAATCATGACCTTTACGATCAGGAACAAAATTAATCCAGTTTTGATACATGTGAACTGGCTTACCCATCAGATCAAGGATGAGTGTAATCATATCAAGATTACTCATCTCAACGCCACCACCGATGTTATAACGCTCACCTGACTTAAAGTTTTGACCAATAGTCAGCAATGCATCGCAGTGATCTTCAACAAACAACCAGTCGCGAACATTTTGACCTGTGCCATAAACTGGAATTGGTGTATTGTTCTTAATGTGACGAATCACAGTTGGAATGAATTTTTCTGAGTGTTGTCGCGGACCGTAGTTATTTGAGCAATTTGTCACAACTGCTTCAATGTTATGCGTGTTTACATAAGCGCGAACTAAATGATCGCTGGCTGCTTTGGTTGCAGAATACGGATTGCGTGGATTGTATGGTGTATTTTCTGTGAACGCTGGATCATCATGACCCAAACTACCATATACTTCATCAGTAGAAACGTGAACTAATTTCCCTCCGTACTTTTTGATACACTTGAGGATATTGTGAGTTCCGTTAATATTTGTATCCAAGAAAACGTCGTCGCCGCGAATGGAATTATCCACATGAGATTCAGCAGCAAAATGGAAAGTAATATGCGGTTCGTAATCATGATACAAACTCTCCAAATGTCCGAAGTTGCGAATGTCGCAACGTTTGAGTTTGAGTCGCCAATCGTTCCAATAACCGTCTAAATTGCTTTCGTTTGCCGCATATGAACAATTGTCAATAACGATGATCTCATCTTCAGGATACTTTTTCAGATGAGAGATTACGAAATTAGAACCAATAAAACCCAAACCGCCAGTCACAAATGTAGTCATAATTCACCCAAGTTATAATTAAATCATGCTGATGTAGCAATCAACGAAGTTAGGAGTTTTCCTTTTTCTATATAGTTTCTAATATAGGTAGACCCATCAGGTTTACCTTCTGCTTTCACACGCACTTCCAAAAATGATTCTTCATCTTTGTCTTCAATAATCATTCTTGGTTTACCGCTGGAGTCAATAATCTTTACTTTCAAATCCAAATTTTGAATTGCGCCCATCACTTTACCGAAATCATAAACTTTAGCAGCACCACCAGCAAGTTGAACCAAAGTTACATTTTCTTCACCGCTTGTTGCAAACTTTTGTATACCACTACCCAAATTGTTTAACAAAGTCGTTTTAGTTCTTTTGTTTTTTAGCATAGTGTTCATTTTGTTTGACACATAATCATATACTAGATACACAGCCTTTTCAACTTTTTTCTTCTTTAAAAGGTTAGTGTAATCGTCTTCCAATTCTGAAACATCAATACCTGCAAGTTTATTCCAAAGTGTAATTTGTTTTTCAAACTCAGAACCGCCAACCTGACCGAACTGTTTAACATCATCTGCTTTTAGAGAGATATTAACGTTTGTTGCTTTACCATCGACCTTAACTTTCACGTCAACCTTTGTGCCTTTCTGGTCACCGACGCCATCACTGATTACATCAATTACATTTTCTTGATTGTTTTCGTAAAGTAGTTTAGACCATTTCGTTATGGTTTGACCGTTTGCGTATTTTGCTGCCGCATCAAAAAGATCACTGTACGAGTCCCATGAACTTTGATCTAAAAAGAATTTCATATTGGATTCAGCAAGCGACAAATAGAATTGAACTGTATCTTTGATTTTGGGATTCTTATTTGGTGATGGGAATGATTTTTCTACAACCTTACCATTTTTAGTTGAAAGGGAGGAAATGATTTCCTTTACTTTACTTGAGTCAATCGGTTGATTCTTATTTACAAATCGAGCAGCAATTGCTGCGGCAAGAATACCTTCAGCAATGTCGCCTTTGTTACCCTTGTCTTTAGGTTTATCAATAGCACCAATAGCAACCAAACCGCTAGTTGTTTCTAGGATCAAATCTAAGGCTGCTCTTTCTGTACTGGATGATGATGCAAGTTGCGAGTACTTTTTCAATACTTGCTTGTTTTTATCGTTATTTTTTATAATGACAGTTTTGATGCCCGCTTTTATGCCAGTTCTACTATTCATAGAAGAACCAACAACACTTAAAAGACCAGCAGTGTATTTGGCTAACTGTCCTTTACTTGTAGTTCTTAATTGCGCCATTACTCATAAATTTTAGGATTTTGCTTCCCATAATTCCTCATTATAACACCAGCAACGCTATTTGCTTCATTCTCAAAGTCACTGCCAGTTTCGCCAGCATTTCGGGTTAAAATTCCCTTCAAGTTTTGCTGATGATGAACCATTTCGTGAGCCAAAGTGCGAAGCACGTCAGCTAGGTGACGACCACCTGTATTTAAATAGATTTTCTTTTCGCTTGGACTATACCCACCGAAACTTTTGTTTTCAATTGCAACGTTTTTGTCTGGGATCAACTCAAGTGCAGGCATTTCTTCAAGTTGCAGGAAGTCGCGAACATAGTTCATAAAGTCATCTATGTGCTCGGTCTTTTCTTCTTCCTTCAGGTACTGTTTGAACTTCAACATTGAGTTTATAAACCTTTTTTAAGAATTTTTTCCAAACTTTAGGATCGGCAGTACGAAAGTGCATACGATACATAAAGATCGCTTCGCTTTCTCGCCAACCTATTTTATGGGCTGCTCTTAATTTATTTATATTCAATCTTTCGGCTTGAGTTTCGTATGCATGAGCGTCCAATTCGTCTGGATTCCCATAATACATCGCCTTCAATTTATGCTGTTTTGGTTTAGGTTTATACTCTTTCTGTATGAGCCAATGACGCCCTCTTTGCTGATGTTTATGGCGATACTCATGATGAATAGCCCGAACAATCTTTATCGCTAGGTTTTTAGCGCCCTTTTGAGTTATGATCGCCTTTTTAACTTCTTTTGGAAAGTTTAATTGAATGTATATGTGTTCGGGGATAATATCCCGTATTCGATAACAATAATGACCGTTTACAATTACATTATGATCTGGATAGTATTCTTCGTCAAATCGACCTGAAGAAAAACAAACAATGTACTTCTTAAAGGCAGCATTTAACTCGCGGATCATAGAGGGAATATGCTTTTCGCCGACCCAATTTTCGGCAAGAGCAAAAACCTTCTTTTCGATCCGCTCTAACTTCATACCTTGATGCCGCTAAACTTGTTCTTTGGTTTCTCGTATGACCCGCCGCGATCTAACTCTTGCCCAGAGTCAGCCAAGGTAGTTTGAGCAGCAGCCTCTACGTCGTATAGTTTCATCTTGGAACGATCAACTCCCACAACGAACCTTTTATTTAGGGTCGGGTCGTTATAACGATTCTTCAACTGCTTCACCATAATGTGATTCAGTTTTTCTAATTCCTCAGAAGTGATAAGCGCAAACATAAAGTCAGCCGTCGCAGGGAGACCGAACGACTCTGAAGTATCTTCCAAGCCAGGATCGGTATTGGTATAACCTGAACGAGTCGTTTGAGTAGCCGAAACGATCGGAACCTTAAACTCAACTGCCAAGCCGCGAAGTTCCTCGGCGATGGCTTTAATGTAAGAATACGAGTTTACGTTAGCGCCATGTTTCAGACGAGCAGAGGCGCAAATATTCAAATAGTCGATGAATACGATATCTGGCTTGAAGTTCTTTTTGATTGCCAATTCATTCAACAGAGTACGGAAGTGAATAGAACCTGCCGATGCCGTCGGGTATTCTTTAATGATCAACTTACCCTTGATGTTCTCTTTAATACGAGAGATCTTTCTTTCGTAAGTATCTTTCGGAAGATTGGCAAGGTCATCAAGTTTGACGTTAAGAAGATTCGCGTCAATGCGCTCGGCGATTTTTTCTTCAGCCATTTCAAGGGTAATGTATAGAACGTTATAGTTCTGACTCAACGCACCTGCTGCCACATGGCACATGAACAAAGACTTACCGACACCTGTACCAGCAAGTGCAATATTCAAAGTCTTGGTTGGCAATCCACCCTTTGTAATGCGATTGAAGAAGTCAAGATCAAACGGAATGCGCTTTTCAACTTGATGATAAAAGTCAAATCGCTTTGACGCATCTTCAATATAGTCGTGACCGATATTAGGATCGAAGGATACTGAAAGCGCATCTGAAAGAATTTTAGGAATTGCGCCTTTAGTCTTGTCGCTCTTTTCATCAAGAATATGAATAGACTCAAGAATAGCATTATGAAGTGCTTTCTCTTGACAAAACTTTTCGGTCAGTTCAATAAGCCATTCAAGTTTACTTGAGTCATCACTCGCTTGAAGATTATCAATCAATTCATTTGATTGACGGAAATCTTCTTCGAATAAATTATCTCTCTGCGTAAGAGAGATATTGATGGCTTCAAACGAAGGAAGATTATTATACTTTAGAACATAACTCTGAACTTCTTCAAAAACGATCTTTTCAATTCTTTCTTGAAAGTACTCGCTTTTTAGAAACGGAAGGGTTTTTCTTACGAACTGCTCGTTTTTGAACAGGTTCTTCAATATAATCTGTTCGATCTTCGTCAAATTCATTATCTACTCCCCTCAACTCTTGTTCTAAAGATTTCATTCTGTCGTCGGCTGCCTTAATTGCATCTTCAAGAACAACCAATAAAATGTCACCAGTTATTTTATTAAATCCTTCATCAAGAGTCAAGTCGCGTTTAAATTTACTGGGCTGTTGAATAACATCAACATCAAAAGTGGCTTTCGCTGAACCGTCTGGTAAAGTCTCACCAACTTTAATTGCGCCAATAGAGAATACAACATCTTTGTACTTACCTTTAAGAATTTTAAAGGCAGCGACATGATTTTCATTTTGATATAGTTTATCGTCAGAGTAGATTTCATAAAATCTTCCTCTACGATATTTGTAATCGCGATACCACGTATTGAATTTGTCACGAAGATTATTCAGCATCTTCCTGTTCCTTAACAACATCTAGGTTGCCAGCAACTGCTGAACTGAATTGATAGTTTTTACGAATCCATTCCTTAAAGGCATCATCAGCAAGAATGCTATCCCAGAATTCAGGACATTCGGTGTCAGCCAAACGCCACTTCTTCGCATCAACTTCACCAGTGCCAGTATTGACCTTTGCGTACCAACCGACATTTGGCTTGGTGACGTGACCAGATTCTAGAGCCATTTCAAGAAGACCGCTATACTTGCTAATGCCACCGTCAAAACGAACAGTAACAGGAATCTTTGCCTTCTCTCTAACATATCGAGACTTTTCAACATTAATAATAAAATTGTACCCAATGAGATCTTGTCCATCTTTTTCCTGCTGGCGTCCGAGAATATAAATGTTATCAGCCGAGTAATAGGAACCTGTTCCGCCACCGACGATGTCTTTTGGATACAAACCGATTTCCTTATAGGTGTGGTTGACTACAACCATCGGAATGTCCTTCAAGGTGAGGTGTGGGGTCACCATACGGAACAGGGATTTTATTTGCTTTGCGCGACTCATATCAGCAACTGACTTCTGATCTAGCGCGTCCTCAACTTCTTTCTTAGAAGCAAGGTTGCCGATAGAATCGATGACGATCATAACACGTTCGCCGCGCTCGATCTGAGTCAACTGCTGCATAATATCAAACTTCAATTGTTCAACATCCGTAATCGGAGTGTGAACAACGCGATCAGTGTCGATACCAAACGAAGTGAAATAGTTTTGCGGAGTACCGAACTCTGAATCATAGAAAAGAACAACTGAATCGGGATACTTATCTTGGTATGCCTTTACCATCAAAAGACTGAATGCAGTTTTGAAGTGCTTTGAAGGACCAGCCCACATGGTGAGACCAGGAGTGAAACCACCATCAAGGTCGCCAGAGAACGCAACGTTCACGACTGGAATCTTTGTTTGAATCATGTCCTTTGCAGCAAAGAACTTGGAACGAGCAAGAATTGCAGAATCCTTAATCGTCGAATTTTTCTTAATCTTATCAAGTAAACTCATTTGTATCTCTCCTTATGAGAAGAAGTCATCTAGGGAATTTGTTTTCTCGCTTTTCCAATTAATACTATTCAACACAATAGTCAATGGGTCAAGAAATGATTTCTGGAATTGAGTATCATAATCTAGATACGGTCCCAAGTCAAATTCTTTTGGGATAGTTGTTAGGAACGAGATCACACTACACTGTAATGGATTTGGTTCTTTTACATAAAGGAATTTGATCTTTTCGCCTTCTTTGATTTCTTGATACTTCTTTTCAAGACCCTTTGAACGGATCGCATTATTAAAAATAAGCGCACCCTTAACATGAATTGGTGTACCTTTCGCATAAACACTATTTTTGTCAGCATATTCTTTTACACCATTCACTGATCGTGGAAACGCAATATCTTCAACAGGCAACGATTTAAAATGTCGACGGAAATCTGCAATGAACTGAATCAAAGCGTCTTGATCTTTTGTAAGAATAACTTCAAACGCTTCTTTAATCTTTTCACGACAAGCGTTCGGCGTTGATGACTTAACTGCTTCAAGACCCATGATCTTCAATTTAGGCTTCTTGTATTCAACGCCTTCGTTATTATACACGTTGATCAAATATCTTTTCTTCGCAGTCCAGATTGCTTTATCCGCAAGAGCCTCGCGCTTCATCTTCATCTTCTGCGCATAAGCATTTACATATTCAGACAACTGTTGATACGAAGAATCAATATATGGCTGAAGTTTCTGTTCACAAAACTGATCCATCGCACGAATGATCTTAAGACGATCAACCTTATCAATATTTGGAATAGACTTTTTAATCATCGGACCAAGATTCAAGTAGATTGAATCGGTATCAGAAGCAATTACATAATCAGCATTTCGCGTTTTAAGAATCTTATTGATGTAATCGTTAAGTTGATTTTCAATCCAACGAATTGATAACTGACCGCTCAAAGTAATCGCTTCAGCAATACGAATATCAAAGAAACGGAAGTACTGATTACCGATAGCACCGTAAGCAGAATTCAGCGTAACCTTTTTAGCCAACTGAATGTTATTGAACTTTGCTATTTGCTTTTCAAGTTCGCGTTTCTCAGATTCAGAGACAGACTTCTCAAGCAACTTCTTTGCTTCCGTAGCCTTGTTCTTATACATGGCGCGATCTTCATACATGCGCTCCATGATTTCAGACAAGAATCCTTGCTTACTGATATCAAACAACTGACCGTTTGGAGTCAGAGTTACTTTCAGTTTTTTCAAATCGGCTGTTGGAATATTACCAGCGAGTAATGAATCAACATTGATCTTACTACCATACGCTGCCATATAATTGCGCATGTCTGGCGTATAGTCTTTCGGTTCAATGAGCATCTCTGGCGAAAGATTATATTGCATGATCAAGTGAGGATACAGACTGTTCAAGTCAAACGATGCAACCCATTCATGCATACCAAGGATCGGATCCTTAACGAACGCACCAGCATATTGACTATCCTTCGCTGAGTTTTTGCGAGGAGGAATAACCATATGCTTGGCTTTAAGGGTATTGTATGTGATCGTATCCCACATTCTTACCTGCGAGAATACGTCATCATAGTTTACCTTGGCGTCATATGCCAGAGTCATCGCCAGTTCAATCAATCGAATTTTATCTTCAAGTTTCTGAACAAGTTCTACGTCGCGAATATTATACTCGATGAACTTCTGATAATCCAAACGATACAATTGATGCAGATTTTCGTATTCAGAATAATCGAGTTTACGTTCACCTAATTCAACGCTGCAGATATGATCGAGTTTGTATGACTCTTGGTTTGGATTTGACGAATACTTACGATACAATTCGTAATAGTCAAGAATGGCAATACCCATCAAGTCATAACAAACTTGAACCTTACCTCTGAAGTTTACTTCGCTTGAAGAAACTTTACCCCATGGAGAAAGTTTCAACGCCTTATCCTCGCCAAAAAGGCGAGTGATGCGCTTTACGAGATAAGGGAAGTCGAAGAAGCGAACGTTCCAGCCACTCACAATATCAGGATAATATAAAGTCCACTTGTCGATGAACTTTTCAATCAGTTCAAATTCATCCTGACATTTGATATACTCTGTATTCTCAAATGTATTATTGAACTCACCACAACCAAAGACATAGTTGCGACCATTCATTCCAAGAGTGATTGCTGTAACTTCTTCGTTTGCTTTACTTGGTTCAGGGAAGCCATTCTCAGAACCCACCTCAATGTCGATATATGCAACGCAGATATGAGTCAAGTCCCAATCAATTTCCTCTGGGAAGATATCTGAGATAAAAGCATATTCAAAACGGTTTGATCCATAAATTTCAAAGTTGTTTACATCTTTGAATTCTTCTATAAACGATCTGGCTTCGCGAATAGATTTGAATGTCTTTTCTTCAACATACTCTTTGTTTAGAGTTTGCCATTTGGTCGGTGTTTGAGACTTCACATACAACTTTGGATTGTAGTGAACTTTTTTGCGGAATCGTTTACCGTCTTTAATTCCGCGAAACAACACATTGTCGCCTATAAGGGCGACATTAGTGTAGAATGCACTCATACGATCAATTGTTTAGGAGGGGTGACGATTCCACCGAACATTGAGCTGTAAGTGTTTTTAACTTCGTCCGTTGGGTTACCCATTGTGACTACGTTACTCAGTCCTATTGAAACGAGCCTCTCGCCCTCTATCAGACTACACCAAGGCATGAAGCCAAACGTGAAACCGTCTTGTGATGGGCGAATAACAATTGCTAGCGGATTCTTTAATGTGATGAGCGTTTCATCTTCAAGAGTTACCTCACCAATAATCTCTTCACCTGTAATTAATTTAAGAATTTTAATATTCATTTTCATTTCCTGTTTTTCTTTGTTTGGACATTGCCTTCCATCTCCTTACAGTAGGAGTGGTTTCAACTTCCTCTGGCGTCTCTATTATAACTCTTTCGTAACCGTCAAGCAAGGTTTTTTCCTTTATACTTCTCGGTAAATTGTTACAATAAAACACATCGTTGTGCATTGTCCAGGTATCTTTTCCAACTTTAAGATACCAACCCTGAAACTCTTTGATTTTTATTTCGTTGCGAGCGAAGTAATCGCGCAACTCAGAAAGAGAGTGCATTATTCACCATCAGATGCGTCGCGATTCTCTGACGATTGTCGCTTCATCTTGAATCCAACATGATTAGCATGAGCAGCCATCATTGCTCGACGAAGATCACCACGTGCATGTTGATCACCAGTCCAGCCATAAACTTGACCCATTGTAAGCATACGCTTGATGCTGCGTGGGAGTTTAGCGTTAAAAAAATCACTACGATTAGCCATTTAATTCACCTTTATCAATTATCATTAAAATACTGTCGTTCTTTTCGTCAGTTTGACGAAGGTCGAACACTTTAATACATTTTTGCAATTCACTTGGTACTGCATCTGATAGCTGACGCAACCAACTGTACTCAACAATGTCCTCAATACACATTATACCATTATCTGACAATTTACTCAAATAATTTTTTACACAAAACAACATTGTATCTAAAGTATGGGGACCATCATCGATGATGATATCAAAGTAGTCGTCTTTAAAAAGGTTTAATGTTTCATTTTTGTAAGCATCACCAACAATTTCAATTATTCTTGACTGATGATCCAATTTGTCACAGTGTTTGATATCAATTCCAACAACTGTTGCTTCAGGAAAGTAATCTCTCCACAACAGATGTGAACCGCCAGTATACACTCCTATCTCAAGAATGTTTTTTGTTAGTCGGAATCGTTTGAACAATTCACCATATGCACTTTCAACATATGAGTGTTTTTTATCCACCCAAGTGCATATCGTGTTGTCTGTAGAAAATTTATCTGTGTCGTATTTGTTTGTGCGACACAATTCAAGTAGTTCAGTACTATTCATTTAGTGCCTTCTCGCAACGAGCCCAAAACATTTCTTGATTACCTGGATGAGCAATTTGGAAATTATGATAATAAAGGGGACCATGTTCTTCTGTCCCGAATGTTGTGCCAATACCATAAACTGGCATACCATCTTTCAACGCCCAATGTGGGTTTTGATCTTTTTCCCATCCATATTTGTGAGGCGCTTTATCGTAAGAAAGTGGCATAACAAGTTCAACAGGCATATTCGCAGCCTCTGCAAGCCAAGTATATTCTTCGGCAACATCAGATCGCATAGTTTCCTGAGCAGATGGTTTCCCAATTTTCAAAAAAGTTTCTCGAGAAAGAGCGATAGCAGAAGGGGCAGCAAATAGATGTTGATCGTTCTCAATATGATTTGAACGTTGAACATTTCCAATAATTTTTCCTGCTGCAGCCTGTTCAAGATAGTAATCAATCGAATGTTCGCTTAATGGAATACAATCAATATCAAGAATTAAAATTACGTCATGATCCAACTCTTGTTTAATTTGAGCTGAGGACATATAATCTGGCGCAGCGCCATTAACAGTCCAAAAATAATCAATAAACTGACCATGAGTTGGTTGACCTTTTACTTGATATAGAGGCACTTTAGATTTGTTGAATTTTTCAACAACTGCTCTTTGCAGTTCTGGTGTTTTATCCAGAATGTTGCCCATAAAGTAAGTTACGATACATGGATTTTTCATTTTGTACTCTCTAGTTTGTCTATTTCAGAAGAAAGATCAATCGTTAATTGATCATAGAATTTTTTGCGGGCTTGCAAAACTACATCATTAACTCTATGGTGAATGCCTCTATCGGCTTGATGATCTGATGCGGTCAAACGTCTTTGAATATTTTTCTTTCTTTTCAAAAATGATTCGGTGTATGGCGAAAGATTCATATGGCAAATTGCCAATTGATCTGTTGCTCTAGTTAAATCCCAAAAATGTCTACCGACAGAATATACTGACGTGCCCAAATAATCAACATTATAGTTGTGAATACTTCTCATCCAACGAGTGTTTAGAATAACTCCCTCAGGCTTCTGTTGTTCAAAAACTTGGAAAGATTTGCCGCGATGTGGGTGCGGGTAATCTGACTTGTAGTGAACACCATGATGGCGCTGCTTTAACAAAGAAATTTCTGAATCAGGTTCAACATTCTCATGTTCAGGTAAATCGTTCATTAGATGACACGGTATCAACACTTGTCGATTCATTTTAAAATTATCAAGGAACGATAAATCTCCAATTAAAAACTCTGTTGCATTTAAAGTTGTAATCCAACTGCCAGGAAATTCTTCAAGAAGATCTTTTTCAATTTTAGTTAAGACAACATCCCATAAAAAATTACTAACTTCTTTTTGTGTTACTTTATAATACCGCCAATGTGGAACGAACTTTTTGTAAAGTTCATATGTGTTATCATCGGAGTTATCATCACAATTAAAGTCAACAATAACTCCAAGATCAAACTTTTTTGCAGTGTGTGGTAGCCACCACTGCAGCATGTAGTGCTCAGTATCAGTGCTCAATACTACGATCTTCATACATACCTCTCACTAATACTTCTTCACATTTGTCCCAAAACTTTTTCTCATGATCCTCGCCACCAGATTGCCAAAAAAGATCTTTACCATCTAGCGAATACGTTTTTGTATTGTCGACAATACTACTTACAGTTAATGTTTGTATCGGAATACGATTTTTTCGCGCCGCACTAAACAAATCTTTCATGTTTGGCTCACCCAGTTTTCTGTACGTTTCTTTACTGAAAGCAATACCATCGTATAGAGAAAAATTGATAATTTTACCTTCAGTTGCAGCATCAACTATAACTTGAATTGAATATGGTTCAAGCGGAATAATCTTACTATTCAAAAATACAATAACTTCTGCATTAACAGAACCTTTTGAATTTTCTTTCACATTCTTTGCGATTTCTGGATTAATTTCTTTAGGTGAACAATTGTTCATAATCCAAAGAAAATTTTGAAAATCCATAGATGACATATCTGTTCCGAACCCAAGTTTTGGGTATTCTTGAACATTAAATTTGTCGTATATTTCTCTTTGAAGTTCGATTGTTTTGCTTTTTACGCCAGCAAAATAAATGGTCGAAATCAAAACTGATGGTGTTACTTTTTCCAAGGAAGAACTCCATTATAACGTTTCAACATAACATCATTTCCATTCAAGAAAAATTCTCCTTGTACAGAAAGACCTGTGTTACCTACACGATATTTTACCGTATAGTCCAACACTCCGTCAAATTTTAATTTGTTATTTGGATGCATAAGCATTGCTGCAATCACACGATCAATTTCAGGTTGACCTGGTTCACGGAACTTGCGATACCAAACTGGTGACATACCAACAGCGACTTGTTTCTTTACAAAGTAACAATTTACATCTACGAAAAAATCTCTCGCATCAAGAACAGAAGCCCACTTTCCTAAACTTTCACAATCATCAAAACAAATGAATTTACCTTCCTGATTGATAATTTTTCTTAGTGAAAACGCCCAATCTAAATCTTTTTCTTTTACCAAAGCAACTAATTTTTCAACATGATCTGGTTCAAGTGCATTATCTTCATCTAGGAAAATAAAATAATCACCATTTGCAATAAAGCTGAGAGCACCATAGATGCGATGACCGTTATAACGATCAGTGCCTGTAGCAAAGGGTAGAACCATGAGTTGATCACTGCTACTTTCTCCTCTTGGAAAAGTTGCTTCATAAAGAACTGGATCGGCTTGTTTCCATCTTTCCTTTCCGTCAATAACAACGATATGTTCTATATCTTTATATGTCTGAGCACGAACAGATTCGATACACTCTTTTAGATGAGGATTGCCGACGCTTGCTGTAATAATACTTACTTTCATAATTGGCTTCTCTTTTTACAGAATTCCATAATACTCGGATCATCATATTGATCTTTGTGTGGAGTGAAGAACGCTTTCTTTCGCGTCTCAGTTTCTAATGTGATTGGCGTTAAGTAATAAGTCGCTAAACTCATTCTAGCAATTTCTTGAGGACAAGTCAACTCATCTGGCAATCCGTGCCAAGAGTTATGAGTTGTATCGAAAATGACTGCGCGATTAAATTTGTTTTCGTAACGCGCATAACATTCTTTTGGAAGATTCTTTTCGTAATCGTGCGACCAGAACTCTATTCCGCCGCCCCACTCTGCAACCCAATCAGGAGTTATGTAAACAATTACATTAAAGTTTCTGCGCAAAGGTAGTTTTGGATGTACAGAATAGTCTTTATGGATATTCAATTTGCCACCACGGCAATGCGAGTGCATTCCGCCGCCATGCAAACCATAGTCAGCATGAATCTCTGACATACCTGTAATGACTTTGAGTTTACTCACAAACTCTTCACTGCAAAGATAGTAAAGTGCAGAATAAATGCTTGATGGGAATTTATCCCAGTGCGAACATGCTTTCTTTACTTCAACAGGATTATTGTACGCTACTGTCCAAACATCAGAATCGTGTTTAGGAAATTCAGCGGCGATTTTATTTGCTAGTTCTTCTTCAAAAAAGTTATCAATTACAACATGATTGAAGGGTTCTGCTTTCTTGAACTTCTCGTTGAGTGAAACGAGATCTAACTCGTTAATCATAAAATATCCATCAGTGACATCGTATCCTTTATTTAGTCGTCACTGAAAGACTACTCGCAAAATCCCTGCGAATAGTATAACGCCAATGACGCCATTAAGAATTATCAACGCACGATCATTCCACTTGAATCCAACATAAAACCAACCTACAGCACCAATCCAACTACAAACTAAATCAATCCACTGAAACTGGACTAAACCACTAGCACGTATGGTGATGCCAATAAGAGTAATGATACTTGCAGTCCATTTCACATACCACGTGATGTCATACTTTGGTGTTACTGATTTAAGTGTACTCATCTACGGCAACTTCCTTTGTTGGCTCTACGTTCGCGTTCTTCGCATTCGCGTACTACAAGTTTTTGTTCATCATGAGTCATTTTAGTCCAGCGAGATATTTCTTCTAATGTGCGAAAACACCCGACGCAAGTGCCACGTCGGGTGTCCATTTTACATATTCCTTTGCAGGGACTTCGCATTAATCCTTTAACTTTTCTTCCGCAATAAACTTGTTGAGATAGTAATCATATGCAAGCCAACCGAACCAAGCAACCATGCTCGCAAGGATTAACCACATACCAAGTTTAGGACCAAGCAGTCCAAGAAGAAAATAAACACCGACGCCTGCAACAAGCCACAGCGCCATCACCTTTGCGGTTTCAACTAAAGCCTTCGTTTTAACAGACATAAATCCTCCTTAACCTCGCCGCATGCGAGAGATATCTTTCATTTGCTCTTCATCAATAACAGGAACCGCATTGCTTTTGTGCATTGTCGCGATACCTTTTACCAAAGAACCTGTATACATCAGGCTCTCTCTTTTTTCTGTAAAGATTTTATCTGAGTTTAACGACTCAACCTTTCGTGCCTCATCTGCTCCGACTCTCGGACCATAAGACAGACTCGGCAACTTCTCAACACCAAGAATAGCAGACGACTTGCTATACTTCTTGGCAATCACACCTTTGACTTTGCGTTTCTTTTTAGGTTTGAAACGCGCAGCGCAATATATCATCATACAGGATATGTTTCCACGTGGGTGTTATAGAAACGATTCAGTTCAAGAATTTTCGTTCGCATCTCGTGCGGTACAGGCATATCATGAATTGCATTCAAGGCAATCATAGAATTAGCAAACTGCCGCAACACTCGCAACTCTTCAGTTGTGCCACGAGGCAATACCTCAAAATCACCATTAGACATTATTTGCTCCAATTAAATAATTTGACTACAAGAATATACAAGCAACAATATTAAGATAATAAAAATGCTTCCGATGTATTCCCAAACGAAACCAATACAAGCAATAAAGAATTTAATCAATAGGATTGGTAACAATAACAGAAGCAATATTACTATCAAAAATTCCATATCAAACTTTTTCTACAAGTTTAGATAAAGTGTAATCGGCAATCTTGGCTCGAATCATCGTAGGAATATCCGTGTAAGGATCTTCCAAGAAATAAGAGCAACCATCCTTCCATGTATTGTACTTTACAAATAGTAATGCTCCGCATTGTAATCAATGTCACCAGGTTCAAACGTTAAATCATCATATGAAACCATGTCAGTATCAGGCTCGTCATAATCCATATCGCGCTTTTCATACGCTGCGAGGATCTCATTTACTTCAGTTACAGACAAGCCAGTGATCTTTGCGATCTCTACTTCTCGTAGACCATCATGACGATACATCTCAATCACATCAATCTCTAAATTTTTAAAATAACCCATTTCACACCTTTTGTATTCTGTGTTCGTACTCAAACTGCGAAAGTTCTATTGGTACCTTCACTTGTTTTCCAACACGCGTGTAGTCTTGATTCGCAAAACTATCATACACGCAATCAATCAAGAAAACTTTAACATTGTCAATAATCGAAATTTCGCGAACAACGCCGACAACGTAGCATTCAAACCCACTTCGAGGCATCATGTCGTATGCTTTGATGCACTCGCCGACTTTCACAATGCTTTCAAATTTAGGTTTTCCTGCCATTAGAAGGGAACCCCCTCTCCCATCGGAATCGAATCGCGCTCTTTTGAATACTTGCGATCACCAAGAACAAGAAGAAGATTGCTCGCTCGCTCAAGTTTCTCGGCAAGATCATAACAATTCTTCGCGTCAAGATCGTACTGTGTCGTCGTGTTCGCAAGAACAAGATCGATACCGTTCACAATATCAATCGCTTCACTCAACAACGTTTCGTTTTCAATTTTCATATTATTCCCACTTCTTAAAATTTCCAGCGGCTCGATTTTCTCTCCAGCCGCGAGTGTACTCTTCAATCTCTTCGAAAGTCATTTCTGACTGTTGAATTTCATCAGAGTTGTAAGTCTCGCCGACAAAATAGTGCGGACGAAACGATCGCTGATAGTAACTGTCGGCAGAACCACGATCATACGGACTGCCGTGACCACGATCGAGACGCATTACGCCACCACCTGAATGCGCGGCTCAATCCACTCATCGTCGAACATGTGCTGACCAGGAAGGGGAGCAACGAAAGTGTCAGACCAGAACTTCTCTTCAACCTTACCCTCCCACACACGCTTGATCTTGTTGGCGCGGAAATCGTATTTCATAAGACTATTATATCAGATTTGGCTGAAAAACGCAATAGAAAAAACTCTAATAGAATCAACAACTTACGTCAACCCCTTAAAAGGGTGAAAAACCGTGTAAAATCAATGACTTATCAAGTCCAGTCATTAATAACTTCGATGATTTCGTACTGATCGTCTAAAAGCAGACTGACCCCACCGTCGGTTTCGTTCCAGAAATCAACGTACCAGCCTGATTCCAGCGGGATTACCACAAGTTCGTTACCGTCGCTGTCGGTGTATTCGCCCACCACCTTGGCGTCGACGTATGAATGTATGAGTTTACTATTTGAAATGTGGGTGTAAGTGGCGGCTGAAGTAGCCGTGAAAAAGTTATAAGTTTCGTATTTCATATAGATATTATCTCATAAAACGCCGAAAAACGCAATAGAAAAAAATCTAATAAAATCAACAACTTACGTCAACGCCAGGGAGGTCCCTCGAACCAGCCAACTAGACTGTAGCGTTTGCCTTTCGTGACGGGAGTCACGCCGTGATGTAGGAATGATGGAAAAGCCATCAATGTCCCTTGCTTTCGTATTTCATCTTTTGGTGGCTTTTCAGGGACATCATCACCAAACTCAAAGTTGCCACCTTCATATGTATTTGGATCTGACAATTGTACAATTGCAGAGATTTTTCTCTGGTGACCTGGATTCATTGTTATATTACTTTGTTCAAGCCAATGTAAATCCATATGTAATTTATATTCGCCTTGATATTGCTCACAATATTGTGTGAATTGTAGAGGTGGCAATTTTGTAATGTGCGCTTCAAAAAAGTCATTGTTCATTTGCGTCACAATGTTCCAGAAAACTTGATGAATAAAATACATCTTTTCATCGTTTGGTTCAATCCAAACAATTTTACTTCTTCTGTGATTGAATGTCGCATCTAAATTTGGCGCGGCGCCAGTTCTCGCCCAAGTTGGCGTTTTTGTTTTTGCCGCCTCTATAATCCATTCACATTGCTCAGGTGTGAATGCTTGTGCATATGACCATAACGCTTTCATTGGAATTTTGGTCCCTCAAACCAGCCGACTAAACTATAACGTGTGCCGCGCACAACAGGTTGCAAATTGTGATATACAAATGATGGAAATGCAATCACAGTACCTTGACTCTCTATTTCTTTTGAAGTTGGTGCTGGATAAACATTTTCGAGAATCAATTCACCGCCATCATAATCGCTTCTTGGCGAGAGTTGTGTAACCAAAGTCACCTTTCTATGTCTTGACGTCTCATTAATCCAAAACACATCTTGATGACTTTTATATTCATCTTGATTTGTTTCATGATATTCTGTAAATTGAATTGGTGGAAGGTGAGTGACATTGAACCCAAAAAAGTCACGGTTCATACGAACTAGCAGTTTCCAATATTCTTCATAAACAAAAGAAAACTTTGGATTTTCTTCATGAATCCAACGCACAGTTGATCGACGAAGTCGTTTCGTATCTTCACCAGTTAATCCACCAACAGTGGGTTGTTCTGGTGGAAGTTCTAAAGCCAAATCAATTATCTTTTCGCAAGTCTCTTTTGAGAAGTAGTTTAACCAATATGCCCATTCACCTTTCATGGATCTAAACTCCTATCAATTTCATAATAGCGAATTTTAACACCTGCTTCGCGCAGCATTTGTTCGGCATGATCGATAGAATAATGTTCACCTGCGCCTTTACCAGTAAACTTTCGATTTGGTCCGATGACTTCTTTGATTCCTGCTTGAATCAATGCGCGAGTGCAATCAGCGCATGGTTTTGGTTCCCAGTTTAGATATGCGCGTGAGTTGTTGAGTGAAACACCAACACGAGCAGCATTGAAGATTGCGTTGCGTTCAGCATGTTCAACCCAGTGATACTTTTCTGGACGCTTCCAACGATCTTTCCAATCTTCTTCAATGCCGCGAGGGAATCCATTAAAACCCGTCGACAAGATGACATTATCATCATTTACGATAATACACCCCACCTTTGTCGACGGGTCCTTGCTTTTCTGAGCGATCAGAGTAGCCTGTAAGATAAACAATTCATCCCACGTTAATTCATCATTATGCATAATATAGTTTTCTCAGTTTATTCCTTTGCTTCGATTAGCGCAGGCTTTTTAATTTCAATCTTACGAGGTTTCTTTTCTTCAGGAATGACGTTTTCGAGATGAATCGAAAGCACGCCATCAGCAAGGTTAGCATCACGAACCACTACTGTATCAGAAAGAACGAATTGACGAGAGAATTTACGACCCGCGATACCCTTTACAAGATAAACGCGATCGTCTTCCTCTGCCTTCTTTCCTGTTACTTTGAGAGAGTTTCTCTCTGTAGTGATTTCAATCTCATCTAGTTTATATCCAGCAATTGCAAGTTCCACGATGAAATTGTATTCGTCAGTTTTAATGACATTTACTGGTGGAAAAGCAGTTTGAGATGCTGTGATTAGATGAGCCGCATTATCGAGAGCAGCGAACGCATTTTCAAACCCAAGAGCAGTTGGAAGAAGACGATCGAGTCCGTAATGGGATGTGAGTGTAGTGATATTTGTCATTTTGTTACTCCTTTAATAAGCAAGTTTAGTTATGGAACCCCAAATGGGCATTCCACTTCTATTTAGCCAAAATTCGTTGGTCCGTCTACTTTCCACTCCTCCATCGGAGGAGTTTCGTGCGAAACCGCATACCGTTGGACTGGAGGAGTTTGAATACCTGTCGAGCCAAATCCACCAGCACGTTCAGAGTGTTTCTCTGGGCGAGTATTTGCGATAGCGATATAAAATGGTTCGTTACAAACAATCTCACCTTGAGCAATACGATCACCTTTACGAATCGTTTGATGCATCTTAGAGATGTTTGTCAAAAGCACAAATACTTCTTCCTGGTAATCAACATCAATTATACCTTCACAGTTTGCCAAGATCAATCCTTTCTTAAGCGAAAGACCAGAGCGAGGGTGAAGACGAATGCTATGATTCTGAAGCGGCAATTCTGCGCGGGAAATGTCGGCGTATGTTTCGATCGTCTTTCGATGATCAATCTTACAGATCAAACCTGTTGGAATCAACAGACGATCTCCTGGATTAATTGAAACTTCACCGAAACCATTCACTTCATACTCAACAGGCGTGTTGAATGCATCATACCCTTTAACAAGTTTGTTTGTTGGTTGAAAGGACAAATCAAAACAGTTAGAAAGTGTTGTTCCGTATGTTGGTAATTCTACATCATTATGAAGTCGGTACACATTCAAATATATCATATTAACTCCTCAACATATATTTTCAAATCAGTAATACCACGTTTAATTCTATGATAGGTGTACGCAGGAATATTAATCACATCACCTATTTTCATCTCAATCGGCAATTGGTTATCTAATTGTAGATACCAACCCTCACCTTCAATTATAGTTATGACTCGCGTCGAATGATCGCGATGCCAAACTAATTCTTCGCTAACAACTTCTTTGTTGAAGATACGATAAAAAGTGTTAGCGCTGATACGTTCTTCAACGTATGGATTTACCACCAAGTCTTTCCTGAATTTGAGAAATATCTTGGCCAACGGCATGCCCAGTAAGATGCACTGGTCTTATCTTTATTTGTTAAGCAACGATGACGAGCAACGAAAGAACGAACTCTTGCTGGATCATTATACTTCTTTGCCATTCCTGATTGACTGAAGTTTACTTTCTTAACACCACCATCGCTGGTGCGCACATAAACTGCACCACCACTTCCTTGACGAAATGGTTTGCCAATACCTTTACCGCCTGTTGGATCGTCCGCCTCATTTACAGGAACGCAGTTAGGCACCATCTTGTCACCTTTCTTCTTCATTCCTTTTTGAACGTAACCCGTCCAGCATTCTTCAAGACCTTCTTCGATTGGATAATCAAGAACAACTAATTGCCCTTCATATTCAGCAATCTCACCAATATCACTTTCTAGCAAATCAATTTCCCATTCATCTGCTGGAACGTACAATCCACGTTCATAAAGTTTCTTGGCTTCACGAATCAACTCGAAGAACTTTTCAGAACCAGGACGAAAAACGTTTTCAGTAAATGAAATTCTTTCATCCAAGTGATACTTAACTGCTTCCGACAAAGTTACTTCTTCGTTGATTTTATGAGTCATTGCTGTCTTGGCTCCAACTTACGACCGATATTATATTTAGCAACTAATTGCCAGTCGTTTTTATCTTTGAACGCAATAATTTTAATTTGCGATAAAGGTGCACGAGGCTCTACAATTTTCTCAGGATTTACAACTTTTAGTAAACCCCATTCTTCAAGAAGGTTTGCGATTGAATTGCGACGAGCAAGATCGTTATCCGAAATGCTTGAGGCTTTACCATCTAACAAAAATAATTCTTTGAAGTGCACAATATAGTAACGACCTTGCTTGTGTAAAATGTGGCAAGATTGATATAGAATATTTTCTTTTTTGGCTGCTACGCCGATGCGCGTTAGTGTTTCGCGAATCTTGAGGAAGTCGTCGGCATTCTGTAGCGTCACTTCCACTAAATTATCAACACTCATTTCAGTCACCTATTTTAGTTTTTTCTTTTATAATCTCAATTTGCTCATCTGTCAGTACTTTTAAAGCGTCTGCAGCCTTTGCGTCAGAATAACCAAAAAATAACTTTACCGATTGCAAACTATCCTCTTTTATGGGTTTTTCCCATTTGGCGAAGGATCGTTTCTTCGCTCGAACTATATTTATTAAATAGTCATATTGAGGCTTTTTGTCGAGACCGAAATTGACGTTCATTTGGTTTGCATACATAACGCAATCCATATGGTACGAAAGTGCCTTATTTACGATAAACGGATTGTAGTCTTTTTCATCCTCCAATACTGGGGTTTTGGTTTGTAAAATGCTTGGTACAATATCTTTAAATAAGTCAGCCATATCACTTAAACTCGCAATCGACCATCAATTCAGTCAGGAAAGCCATTAGATTGATTTCCTGATCTGCTGCGAATGCAGCCTGATACTGATATTTACCGAGCAAGATCACCGCCATTGGAATGGTGGCTGGATTGAGGATATCGTACAGTTTGTCATAAATATCGCGCATGATACGGTGCGTATCATTTTCGGCATTTTGAGCGACCCACTTACGAACGTTTCGGAAATCCTTGTCTTTCAGATAAGCAATCAATTCCGTAACCTTAACATCGCTGACCTGAGCCAGAATACCAACGTCGATATTCCCACCCACGCTGTAGCGTTGAAGTTCGTTTAGAACGCGACGATAATCTGGGAAGAATTTAGTGATGAGTTCGGCAACGACCTTCAAATCATACTGAACCTTTTCTTCTTTTAGAATCTGCTCAACACGCTTCATAAACGCAGAAGCCATCTTGGCTTTGTTACCGTTTTGAAGTTTGAAGTCAATTACCGCACAACGAGAATGTAGCGGTTGAATGATGCGATTCTTAAAGTTACACGTGAAGATAAACGAACAGTTTTTAGAAAACTCTTCGATCACACCACGAAACGCCGCTTGAGCCGCAGCAGTAAGATAGTCAGCCTCATCGATGATGATAACTTTACGACCAGTTCCAGTGAGCGAAACTGATGAGGCGAATCCTTTGACTTTGATACGCAAAGTATCAATGCCAGATTCGTCCGAACCGTTGATTATGATATAATCACAACCAATTTCCTCGCACATGGCGCGAGCAACAGTCGTCTTACCAACACCCGCCGATCCAGAAAGGATCATGTTCGGGATTTCTTTTCTTTCTACATATTCCTGAAATGTTTTCTTAAAGGTCTCAGGAAGAATACACTCAGCAATGGTCTTGGGTCGATACTTTTCGACCCACAACATTTCTACACTTTGCAACATAATATATCCCCTTCATAATAAAATATAAAATCACTCAGTCACTATTCTACGCCATTTACCGTTTGTAAGCAAGTACATTTCACCATCTGGTCCAACAGTCATACTTGCCTTCACATGCCGTTCAGTTCCAGAAACAAACTGCGACCCAAAACGGAATGTATTAGGTTCAATTGGACGCAGTTCGCCATACTCTGCACCAAGAGTTAGTTTACCATTGAAACCAGTGGATTCAATTTCCTTGATACACTTTGCTTGATCAGAATCTGGCAAAACAGCAGCGGCGGCAACTACGCCACCACCAGCAATACCACCAGCAAGACCAAGGTACTTGAAGAAATTACGTCTTGTTGCCATACTTGTGCTCCCATAACGAATAAAGTGCAATACCAATCATTAACATGACTGGAGGTGCAGAATACGGAATCCAATGGAAGTATGTGTTTACAAGAGCGAAAATTGCTGTCAACAAAATTACGATTAGAATAGGTAATTCAGATTTATGCATAATAAAACTCCAAAGAAAGAATGGGGTGGAGAAGGTGAACTCTCACGATGAGCAGTCTGGCGGATAGTACCGTCGGCAATGAACGCCGCACCCCATAATCTTATTTAGCGACGTTTTCGTAAATTTCAACGAAATCGTTCTGCTCCGCCACTTCTTCTTCAAAGTTTCGTCGATGATAAACTTTCGCTAACTTTCGACTCAACTTCTTCGGAATTTCGTGCTCTTCCTGCATCTTCTGGAGGACCTCTTTGATGAGGTCTCGTTCGGCTTCAATGCGGGTAAGTGAGTTTGAAATCTCTTGGAGACAGCCAAGAACCTTTGCTTTATCTACTCTCATTAGCCTTCTCCGAAGTTTGAACTAGCCGCTTCAATCGCAATCCAATAGGTTAATTTCTTTGATTCGTTATAGAATCGAGAAACGCCCATAGAAGCAATCTCAACAACATACTCATCTGGTACGATCTTAAGATTTTCAATCTTAAGAGTTGCTTGGAACTGAATGTCAGTTTCATCATTCAAAACGATCTTGGCGTCATCGACAATTTCACCCTTGACATCCATTGCAGAGATGGCAATCTTACCATCTTCATTTGTTACAACAACGTTAGGGCACTTCAAAATCGAAGCAACGCTGAAAATCCAATTCAAAGTCTCAGCAGGAAGCGTGAACTTAACTTCATATGCTGGAATGTTAATCTCTTTATTTGGTGGAGTTAGAATAAGATTAGTGGCGGTGAAACGTTGACGAATTGTACCCTTGCCACCAAGACTTTTGAATACGAGAAAGTCTTGAAGAATTTCAACTTCATTGTCGTTCTTGTTCATAGACAACAAGCCAAGCGACTTATTCAAATCATAAATTCCAAACTCATGAGGGAATGTTTCCTCAACAACTGCTTCAGCAAGAATAGCCTTGCTGGAAGAAATCGTGCGGAGTTTATTGCCAGGCTTTACAACGATTCCGCCATTAATCGCGGCAAAGTTTTTCAAAATAGTAACGGTGTTTTCAGAAAGTTTCATAATTTAGAACCTCATTTGCTTCAACATGATTATTATATAACGAATCTACCAATTTATCAACCCTAACTGTCAATTCTTCCAAACTACAGTTGTTATCCATGATTATATCGTAGTCAGAACCAATCCAAGCCCATTCTGAATAATGAACTTCAGGATATGCATTACGCATTACATCAAGATTGTGGCGACCTAGATTACAGTCTCGAGCAAGATTGTACCACTCAGGATCATCACCACGGCGAACGCGAATAACCTTACCGCCGCTATCTCGAATTGCTTTAATTTCATTCGGAAACCTCACATCAGCAATAACATAATTATTCCAAGGAGCCTGTTCACAACGACGCATCACAGTATGAACCCAGAGGTCAGGGTGAAAAACATCCCGCCCTGCCTCTGTGCCCATTAGCTGGAGTGCTAATCTTGGTGAAAATGGTCGACCGAGTTTCTCAGACCACCATTTGTCGTCTTGCTCGCGCCATGCTCGAGATTCTGGAGTATTACCTTCGAGCATTTGACGATCCCAACCAAAGATAATTGAGCATGCGTCTTTGAGACTGTTTGCGTAACTCTCCTTGAAAAAGTCATGTCGTTCGACCAAGAGATCTGCGACTGTACCTTTACCTGCTCCAATGAAGCCAACAAGACCAACGATCATAACAAAATCTCTGGATTAAAGAGAACCGACGTAATTTGCAACAGCACCCATATCACCAGTGAATGGGTATGTGCCAACGTGATGCGTTTTCATCCATGGGCAGAGGAAAATTTGACCACCGATTTTACGCCACCACTGGCAGAACATATAATCTTCAGACAAGTAACGATCACTCTTGCCATGATCAATGACAGTGTCAAAGTATGCATGGATGTAACGCGAACCATCAAAGTTGGCTTGACCAACATGATCTGGCTTATAGTTAAATTCAGGATAGGCTTCCTTGAATTTACCAAAGACTTCTTTCTTAACCATCATGAAACCAGTTCCGATTTCTAGAACTTCAAGCGGCTCACCGACGTTAAATTGACCAGTGCCTGCGACAGCATTAAAGACATAATCACCAGTCACTTTTTCAAGTTCATTTGGAGTAATGTCTGGCTTGCGCTTAACTGCTTCAATTACTGCCGACCACTTAATTGATTTCTTTGGGTACGGTCCGCCAATAACTTCTTTATCCAAAGCAAGCATCGCGATTACATCCTTTGGATCGAAATGAATATCAGAGTCGATAAAAAGAAGATGCGTAAATCCCGAACGAAGAAATTCATCTACAAGATAGTTTCTTGCACGAGTAATCAGCGATTCGTTAAAGATATATGAAAATCGAGTTTCAATGCCGTAATTGGCACAGACTGCTTGAAGGTCTAGGCTCGACTTAATGTACATTCCATGTGCCATACCACCATACATTGGTGTGGCTACAAAGAGTTTATTTTTGCGTAGTTTTTCTACAGAAATTTCAAGTTGCATTATTATTCACTCCAGTTAAAAAATGATCTAACATAATTAAGAATCTTTTGTTGATCTTCGAGATTCTCATTAACCATCACATCTATATAGTCCATCAACATAAGCGAACTACGGATATTCGCAATTTTAGTCTTACGAGAGTTCTTAAACTTTTCATCTTGATCATCTTTACGATCAATGTGACGTTGATCAAGAGTCGAATCTTTTACCGTCAAAATCAAAATTTTAAAATCATTTGGAAATAGTTCGGATAGATTATCTAGCATCTTACCGTTAAACAAACGATCGCCTTCAAAGATTACATTAGCATTTGATTCGCGCGCAAGTGTGTTGAAAAACTTATCCGCATCTGGTTGCACTGCCATAGACAAACGATCTGTACCCTGGAATACATTACCGTCATTAACATACTTGCCGAGAATATAAAGATTCAACTTCTTGGAATACATAGCATCAAGAAGTTTCTCTGGCTTGACCACTTGCCAATCATCGGCGAGTGAAATCAATAGTAAACTTTTCTTTATTGATTTTATTTCGTGCCGCAAGTCTTTCATCGAGCGTTTCGTTTCTGGCTTGCCACAAAACATTCCACTGAATACCAGTCCAACCATCTTGTTCTGCTTGCTGAATTTCTTCACTCTGACGATCAAGGTAGTAGCCAAGATACCGTCCATGATGTTCACGAAAAATCTTCTTGAACGAACACAAACAAGTTTCCATCGTGAAGAAATCGATTTGATTACTCAGTTCAGGGAATCTAGATCTGGTTTCCTCAAGAATGTCCTTCGCTTTGCTTTCAAGGTCATTGCATTCTGATGTAGATAGTTTTCCATCGTACTTGTCATCTTCGCCGAGGGCAAGATGCAAACCATTACGATGTGAACGAGACCCTGCATAATCGTCAAGCATGAGGCTGTCAGGTACACAGTTAATGCCAGCAGTATGAGTGAGATGCTGAAGATAAAACCAAGTGGAATAACGACCAAATTTGTGAAGAGAAGTTTTGAGATTATTCCAAAGGTTGATAAAATTTTGTTTTTCGTTGTCTCCATAATAACTCTCCAAAACTTCTCTTTGTGTGCGATTGCCAATAAACTCTTGATAAGATTCGAACATGGCTGGCAAATGACCCTTGTTCCACTTTGTATCTGTTTGGTATCTCAGTCTCTTGTAGTTGTGACTATTCCACCAGCGAATACGATCCACAGTGGCGAGTTCGTAGTCAGGAAACTCATTCTTGAGCACCCATGCAGTTGGTAGTTGATAGGTATTACCATACAACCAACATAACCATATTTTTTCTTCGCTATTATGTTCGTATCTTTTGTTTAGATAATTTGTCATCCAAACAGCAGGATCGCAATCCCCATACTTCATCGACCACGCATACCAGCGAATGAATTGCTCACGACGCTGATTTTGAATTGTCATTTATATAAACTTTTAATGCTTCTTCCAACATACGAATTACTTGTTTATGTAATTCGTTTCCTTGAGCAAAATTAGGATCAGGAATTTTTGGAACACTAATTAACTTACTAATTCGAATGGCTTTATTAAATACATCTTCACCGAACTTCTCTCGCAACTTTTCTTCGTTACTGTTGTCCATGTAAAAGATAACGTCAGCCCAATCAACATGATCTTGAGAAATCGGTGTTGAGCGAATCCCTTTACCATCATAACCAAGTTCTTCTAATGCTGTGCGCATTTTCTTGGCTGTGATCTCATTACCTTTTGTATTCTTAAGAGCAGCGGAACGAACGTTCCAGTCAGGCTTTATCTTCTTTAAGATAATCTCACCCGCTGCTGAACGGTTAATGTTGCCATGACAAACAAACAGTACATTCATAGACCAGACTCTCTCAGTTCAACCATATAAGGGTATATATCAGTAGATTTAATCTCACCGATAGCGTCAATGTTAACCTTTTTACGCAACTCTGTCAAACGTTTTTCAACTGTTTTGCGACTGTGTGCGTCAAAGTTAGTCCACTGATATATCTGTTCAGTTTCATATTCATATGGTTGAAACTTTGGAAATTTGAAAGACGTTTCCCAGAAAATTTCTGTGGGCGTCTTTTCTGTGTTGAGTGCCGCATCTATAAAATCTCTACACCAACGAATACAAGATTCCATCTCAACCATATCAAGAGTGCCTGGGAAATGGCGGAACTCAATTGTGTTTGTTTCTTCCCACATCTGACGCAGATTGATACCTGCACGCGGAGAGAAATACCACATGCGTCCTTTATCAGTCAACGGAGCATGCTCTTCATAAAACTCTTGAGTTGTCGTTGTGTTCAACATTGCAGCAACTCTTGATTCAGGAAGTTTGTATTGATGAGATTTTTTACGGCGCTTCATTCGCTTCAATTCCCATTCATATACTTCTGGAGCAAGCATACTTTTGTTTGGAACGGGAATAGTTTCTACAATATCAAAAGCGAGTTGTTGAAATTCAGTAATATATCTTAAGAGTTTCTTACAATTTTCCAAATCATCTTTCAATCCTGGAACACGAACATGAATATGCAGATTGCTTCTGTAATTAACTACAGGCGCAGGATTCAATGCCGCATTAATCTCTTTGATGTGTTCAATTTGTTCAGCAATTGTGTTTGTCGGCTTGGTATTAATTTCGCCGCCATACTGATACAATAGACCCAAAGGATCGTTAGCAATACCTGTGGTGCTTACGCAGGTGTTATCTTTATCGTTCCACTGTGCCCCTTCTGGGAGTTTGCCGAAACGATATGAGTCACCGTATTCTAATTCAACACCATAGGTAAAATCTTTTGGATTATAAAGCATATTTTGCCTTCACGTCATTTATTAGACGAAGTTGTTTAACGAGAAATTGAGTTCTATTATACTTGATAAATGCGTATTTCGCTATTCTTTTTCGATCTTCTATGGTGTATTTCTTAAAGCGATCTACAGCCGCAATGAACTGCTCTTTAACAGGAACATCTAGATTACGGTCTAGTAGAGCCATTGAAAAAGGGTGCATATGTTCTTGCTCGGCTACAAAGTCGCTACCCAGAACAACATAAGGTATGCCGAACGTAGCACCTTCCATTGAAACGATACCTGTAGATTCATTACCACTACCCAAAATGTAAGTAGCCTCTCGCATATACTTCAAGATAGTTTCGCGCGGAGCATCAAAATGAAACTTAATGTTTTTGAACTTTTTAAGATTGTCGATTATCTTTTGATCTTCATCTTCAATCAAACAATGTTTCAGTGTAGTGAAAACATGTAGTGTAATATCAGGAGCATTGCGACCATGCATGCGCATCATGACTTGTGGTTTCTTTCCACTATCCCAACGTCCAACGAATACTGCATATGGCTTTGCTTCAGCAACTTCTTCTTCTTTTTCAACTAGGTGAACCGAAGTTGTGCCGTCAAAGAAGCGATTAAATCTTTCGTGTTGCCATTTAGACACACCGCACCAATAGACTTTATGTCTATCAAACCGTGATTTAATTTCAGAAGTCAATGGCATTGATGGGCGATGGTAGTGATCGAATACAACAGCATTTTTATAATGCTTATAGATTCCAGTAAGATGTTTACAGGAATTATCTAGTATGATATCAGGATTAATTTTCTGAATTAACTTTACGATTTCGTTTGAAATCTTTTTTGTAAGAATTCTTTTTTCTTTCACAGGAAGGTTGACGTCATGAATCAAATCTAAGATGATCTGATTGGGAAATTGAAGATCGGATCCTTTCATCGTAACGTAATAAACATCATAATACTCTGACAAGACTTCGCGTTGAGCCTTGCCGAATTTCTGCACCCCATTTAAAATCTTATCTTTTTTAGATGGAGCAAAGACGTTATCAATAAGAAGGATTTTTTCTTTACGCATTCTGTAAGTCAGGATTTTTTGAACGCACTCTTTTCATGTTAACTGTAAGATCACTGCTCACGGTCATATATGTGCTCATAGGCATTGGAGTGGGTTTCAGTTTTGAACGAAAACCAATATCTTCCGTCGAGGTGATTATATACCCATTCGGCATATGAGTAAAGTAAATTGGTCGCTTTCCGTTACGATAAAATCTTAACGTTTTTGTATAGTGTAATTCTGCAACAGCCATTGAAGAATCTGGAAACTCCTCAAGAGGGGATTTATTTGCAGTAATACATTGCAAAACCAATTCACTATCATTCTTCGTTTTAGTTTCGTAACCATACAAATCATTCCAACGTTCTGGCATCTCTTGAGTCAAAACGCCATTATGAGCGATTGAATACTGATCGTTAAATATTGGTTGATTGTATTCAAGATCAGAAGTTGAATAACGACAATGACCAATCATATAAAGGTTGCCGTCTTCATTGACGAACTCTTTAACTGACTTTTCCAAATGAATTTTTATAAATTTTTCGGCAGGAACAGGCTCAATGAATGTCGTTATTCCTTTGTTCCAATGAAGAAGGAACGATGCACCTGTTGCGTGTAGTCCTCGAATACTGGATTCGAGAAAAACCTTTTTTACATTTTCCCAATCTGCTTCAGTTGGTTGTTTTAATATTGCACCAATGATTGCACACATTATGCGAATAATCCTTCAAGATTTGAGATTTCTTCTTTCGGGTGGTATTTATCACGCATCTCTTTACCGCCGTTCGCTTCAAGGTAGTCATACCATTCTTGCTCTGTCCACATACCCTCAGAAATTCCATTCCACAATGGTTTCCAAAGTTTATGTTCACGACTCGTGCGCCGCGATTCAACATACTTAAAGCGGAGATTCTCATATTCATATGAGCCAAGTTCAAGCATCTTTTCGCGGAAATAACAAACAAGACTAATACGCTCGGCATCTTCATCTTCCAATTCAATCGGAGTATTGCCATGCATACAGTCATGATTGTTAATCAGCAGTAAGTCGCCTGGACGAACATCAATGGCAACTCGATATTCTGGAAGAATAAGATAGCCGCCTTTGTAGCGACCACCGTTTGAAACAACAAGAAGATTACTCAAACCAGTATTCAAATCGCCAGCATCATAATGTGCTGCTGTTCTAAAGTTACTATTCACAGTGACCGTAGTGAATACTGTTCCTGGAACCAAGAATCGTGAATCAATTTTATCGGCTGCTGCTTTCTGATTACTCCAACGCCATGGAAGAAGTTCGCGGAAGCCACGATCAAGTGATTGAAGGAACGGGAACGCAAGTTGAAACTTATCATAATGATCGCGAGTGAAAGAAGTGGCGCGACCATATGGAATACGAGGATAACGATCAAACCAACCTGCTACGCCAGATAGAACTGCATTCGCATAGGTTGTATCAGAAATAAAAGTTTCAAGAACCCACTTTGCTTCTTTACGAATTTCAGTGTTGTTCTTTTTCAAAACTGCTTCAAGCCAATTAACATAGTTGAACTTGTGGTTTTCAACTTCAGAAGAAAGCCACACAAGACCACGTGTATCTTCTTTGGCTTCAGCAAGATTACGAATTACATTAAGAGAAGATTCATGATCATCCATCATGTTTGTGTCAGATAAATTACACAAGTATGAGAGAATGTCTAGTTGTTCAACTGTAACCCAGTCGCGACCACCAAGTTTGGCGCCCTTTGGTCCTGCTGCCATACCACGATTTTGCGTGGCTGTTGCAGCACCACGCAATCCAATATAGGCTTGTTCTTGTTCTTCTTTTGTAAACCAATTCTTGCGGAAGATGAAACCGATTCTCTTTTCATCTTTTGTTACATCTTCTTCTTGATTTGAACGCGTCAGTACATCAAACTCTGCTGGAAGATAACAATCAGTGTCCTCTTGAACGAGGGTATCATAATGGGACTCATCCAAAAATTTACCCATTAAGTCTGTGCAATCAACTTTTTCTTTTGCAACAATTACTTTAGCCATATGAATCTCTCTTTATGTTTACAGAGTACCGATATTGTACCCCATTACTTATGCAAAAGCAAATAAAAGAGTTATAAAAACTGATGGGGGACTGAACGCCCCCCATCAGAACCAGAACGGTTTTCTTACTGCTTAAGAATTAAGCAGCCATCGAAACGCCGATAGCGTTGCGATAAAGCGTCTTGCGAGCGCGACCGACTTGACCGCGATCAAAATACTTCTCGAACTGCTCGCTCGGAGTACCAAGACGATAGACGATGGTCGACTCGCCACGGCTGTTCGTTACACGATTCGTGTAGACAGCAACGCCGTTGTTGCGGAGACGATACACGAGATCCGACACGTTCTCGACCTTGAACAAGGTACGAGCCTGGCGCGTGGTTACAGTGTTACCATCAGCAAGGTAGTTGTACATAGAATAGATAGCAGACATATTATCACCTTGTAAAATATTATTTCTCAGTTGTATTAGTTTCAGAGAAAGAATTCATCCAGTTCATTAGATACTGTCTGGCTTCTTGTTTATTTACACCAAACGTTTCGGAGATGTACGGAGCAGCACCAAACATATTGATTGCACCAGACTTTCGAAGAGCATTCAAATACACGTTGACCTTTTCTTGCATTTCCATTCGAAACTTATCCATACAAGGCTCCATTAAAACGGCATTTCATTGGCTTCACGATCAAGATCAGCAATCAAAGTCTTGGCGACACGATCAATAACCTGCTGCTCAGTCAATCCTGAACCCTGATGCTCTACCATGTCCATGGCAGTCAGCAATACTGCTTTCGTTTCACCATTCTTGGTTACACGAACCATAAGATCGCCAGAGTTCGCATCATTTATGGTTTCAATCTTGGCATCATCAGGTGAATAACTAGTGCTGGTCGCATGAACAGCAGGAGCAGTCGCATCCGCATCAACCTTCGTGTACAGATCCAAGAACGCAGTCTTGGTGTCAGTATCGAATCGGTTCAAGCACATTTCAATTGCCTTCAGACGATTGCCGAAGATTGAATATGCTTTCGTGATATGCACGAGACGACGAGTCGAGATAACTTCATCAACCGCACCGTCAGCAAAAGACTTGCGGATGACTTCAGCCCACGTGATCAAACGA